ACACAAAAAAATCCGATTATTGGAATAACTTTAAAAGGGTTGCCCCAGAGGCTCCAAAATTTCAAGAAGTGGTCGAGCCTGCTACAATGGGCGAGGCATACCATGTTTCTCAGGGGTCGTACAATCGATCTGGTTCTGTGAGCAATCTCTCATCGTCTACTACAAGCACAAGAATAAACAGATCTTCTGTTACGGCCCCACTAAACAAATTTAGTCAAATAAGAGCTGGAATGCTCCCCTACGAAATGGCTTCTGATGGAGCTAATGTCAGGGACGCTATTGAACTCTGCCAAAAGGCTTACGCTAATGTGCCTATCTTTAGAAATACTATTGATATGATGTCTGAGTTCGCGAATGCAGAACTCTATTTAGAAGGAGGCAACTCAACTTCTAGAAAATTTTTCGAAAAGCTTCTTGATCGGATTAAAATTTGGGATCTTAAGGATCAGTACTTTAGAGAGTATTATAGAAGTGGAAATATTTTCCTATACAGAGTGGACGGCAAATTCAGTATAGAAGATTATAAAAAGTTTTCCCAAACCGTTTCAGACGGACCTTCTTTAAATAAGTTCCCATTAAAATATGTTGTTTTGAATCCTTTCGAAATAGTAGCTAAGCGCAGTACCGTGTTTAACACAAAAGATGGAGGTTACGCAAAAATCCTCTCTGAGTTTGATATAGAAAGATTAGCTAGTCCTAAAAATGATTATGACAAGGCTGTGTTTGACGCCTTAGATCCAGAAGTCAAAAAACAAATCAAGGACGGCGCTTATTTTAAAGACGGACTCATGATAAATTTAAAAAGCGAAAAGATGTCTTATAGCTTTTACAAGAAACAAGATTACGAGCCATTCGCTATTCCATTCGGTTACCCAGTCCTTGAAGACATTAACGCTAAGATGGAAATGAAGAAGATGGATCAAGCCATCATGAGAACGGTCGAGAACGTAATCCTTATGATTACAATGGGAGCGGAGCCAGATAAAGGAGGCATCAACCCCAACAATGTAAAGGCTATGCAAACGCTTTTTCAAAACGAATCTGTTGGCCGTGTTCTAGTGTCAGACTACACGACAAAAGCAGATTTTGTTATTCCAGATATCAATAAAGTAGTCGGTCCTGGTAAGTATGAAGTTATTAACCAGGACATTAAAGACGGTCTACAAAACATAGCACTGAATGACGATAAGTATAATGGCGCTGAAATGAAGACTCGCGTCTTTTTGGATAGACTTAAGGAAGCTCGTGAGGCATTTATCCAAGACTTTTTGCAGCCAGAAATCCGCAGAATCGCTCTAGACTTAGGTTTCAGATCCTACCCCACTGTTAAGTTTAAAGATATTGATTTGCGTGACGAAACTCAATTAATGAGAGTAGCCACAAGGCTTATGGAGCTTGGTCTTATTACTGCAGAGCAGGGAATGGAGCTTTTTCAAACTGGTAAATTCCCGTTGGCGGAGAATCTAGAAAAGGCTCAAGAAAAATTCGTAGAACAGAGAGAGAAGGGTTATTTCAACCCAATAGTTGGTGGAGTCCCTATGATTGATCCAGAAACTGGCGAAGAAGAACCAGGAAAAACTAGCAAACCAACAAAAGGTATGTCTGGTCGCCCAGAAGGTTCTAAGGATCAATTTTCTAGAGAAAGTATACAAGGTACTATTTATGAAATAGAGGCGTTGAATTCTATAGCTAAAGAAAAAATGCTAGAAAAACTAAACATAGAATCTCTTAATGAAAACCAAGAAAAAATGATAAGCCAATTATGCGAATCTGTTATCTGCGCATCAGAAAAAGAAAATTGGACAGAAACCGTCACTTCTTGTGTAAACGATTTTAGTGAAATCGAAAAACTAGGCTCACTGGAAGGTGTTCTTAATATTTCAGAATCGCACAGGTTAGAGATTTACCCTTCAGCAATTTTGCATCATTCTAATGAATCATAAATATACCACAACTTTTGACTTTGAGATTAAAGCCTGCGAGAATATAGCTGGCATTAATGTGAGTAAAGCTAATATCGAAAATCTAAGATCTTTAATACCCACTTCTGTAGATTTAGAAAAAAATATAGATTTAATGGGCGTAGCATTTAATGCTGCTGTTGTAAACGAGTTTAATAAAAACGGAGATGGCATTGATACTAAGACTGCAATCGCATCGGTGCAACAATTCATCCATAAGCCGACTAATATAGAACACAACAAGAAGAAAGTTGTGGGGCATATTGTTAATGCTGGATTCAGTGATTATTCAGATAGCACTATCTTGATTAATGTAGACGAAAATGAAAAAGACCCATTTAATATTGCTCTTGGTGCAGTAGTTTACAAAACCGTTGATAGAGAGTTTTTTGATATGCTCGAAAATAGCACCAACCCAGAAAACAGTATGCACAATACAATTTCTGCAAGTTGGGAAATTGGGTTTAGTGAATACAGTATCGCTATCGGGAGTAAGAATTTAAAAGATGCCGAAATAATTTCCGATCCAGAAAAGGTAAGCGAAATGAAGGGTATGCTAAGAAGTTTTGGCGGCAAAGGCGTGACCGAAGATGGTCGCCCAGTTTATCGTTTGATTACTGGTAATGTGTACCCACTTGGTATAGGTTTTACTATGAAACCAGCCGCGAACGTTAAGGGTGTCATCAGCAACGAATATGAAAAAGATAATGATATAGAAGAGGACGAGGAAAATAAAAAAGAAGAGTCTATGTCCAACTCTAATCAAAGACAAGCTAGACATTTACAAAAAATATCCGACAAAATTTCACAAAATTTAAAAAATACTGTAAACAATACTAAAATCATGGACTTAGAAACACTCTTATCAGAATTAAAGGACTCTCTCGCAGAAAAGAAATTTTCTGAAGAAGCAGTCGCTGGCATGACTTCGACTTTTGCCGAAGCCATTAAACAAAAAGATGACGAGTACCAAGCTTCTCTTGAGGCTGCAGAAAAAGAAAAGACTGAAATCGCAGCCGCGAGAGAAGAGCTTGAAAAATCTGTAGAATCTATCAAAGAGGAACTTAAGGTAGCTCAAGAGCGCATTGGCGGTTTTGAAACAGAGAAGAAAGCTGAAGAAGCTATCGCTCGTTTTAATGCACGCATGGAAGAAGTAGATTCTATTTACGACCTCGAAGAAAGCGATAGTTCTTTTATCGCTGAAAAAATCAAGGGCCTAGATGAAACTGAAGAATCCTTTGCCTCCTTTAAAAGTGAGCTGGCTGTTTTCTGGTCATCTAAAAACAAAGAAGCTAAAGCTGAAATTGAACAAGAGATCAAAGCTCGCGTTGACGCAGAAATTGAAAAGCGCCTTAGCACAGCAGAAGCCTCTGAGGTTACTGTAGAAGCTACTACCGAGGAAGTGGATGTTGAGCAAGCTCTTCAAAATGCAGAAGCTACCGACGCGACTCTACCTAACAATAACGAAGCTCAAGCTTCAAAAACAACTTTGAAGGAAAAATTCGCTGCTGCGTTTAGCCGCGAAAACATCCTTGGATAAAAAAATATTTAAATAAAAAAAATTATGGCATTAAGATTACTCCCATTCAGACAATATAACGAGCATGACGTAGTAAATATGTTTGCTCTTAACTCCGCTTCGGTTCTTGAGTCCTCCACTGGTGATGGCGCAGGTTCCAATGGCGTTTTCGTTAAAGTAACAAACGGAAATCTTAACCAAGAAACCATTACTTACGGTAGTGACGCTTATCTTGGTAATACAGATTACCCTTTCGTTGGTGGCGATATGTACCCAACTAATCCTCTTGAAATCAGCCCAGCTGCTTCTGGTGAAACCCCTCTGGGACTCACTTTGAATCAAACAGCTAAGACTGATGAAAATGGAGAAAAACTCCTTTATAACGTAACCAAAAAAGAGGAGCTTCAAGCTATTCTTCCTGGTCAAAGCGTCCCTGTTGCAACTAGAGGTGTCTTCACCTTGAGTAAAAATGCTATCGAAGGTGGAGCAGCATCTGTTTTCACTATTGGTGGCGGCTTCGAAGTTGCTGGTGCTGGCACCGTCGGTCCTGCTACTGCGGGTGCTGCTGGTTCTCTCGGTACCATTCTTGGAACTGGCTCTCGCGCCTCACAAGGCGGTCTTACTGATCAATTCGCTGGTGACTATGTAGTCGTCAAGCTGGGTTAATAAAAAAAAGAATTTAACAATATGAAAATTACTTTAAAAAACACTCCCGAACAAGTCGAACTCGTAAAAGCAATGGCTTCTCGCAACCGCGATGTAGCTTATGAAGCACAAACTGCTCTTGCCGAATTCATTGGCCCTGTTCTCGCAGAAGTTATCAACAATGCTCCAGCATTGTCTAACCTCTTCACTACTCTTCAGTACAACGCTGATGACAATCCTTCGATTCCTTTGGATCTGTACTTCGACGTTTCTGATGAAGATTATGTTCAAGTATTCAGCCAAAGCCGTGCTGGTGGCCTTCCTACTTCGGAAGTTCTTCCAACATCTGCCGAACTCAAGATCGCTACTTATAGCCTTGACTCTGCAGTAAGCTTTGATCGCCGCTATGCTGCTAAGAGCCGTATGGATGTTGTCGCTAAGACAATGACTCGTGTTGCTCAAGAAATCCTTCTTAAGCAGAACACTATCTCCGCTAACGTAGTCATGAAAGCTCTTGCTAATGCGACTACAAATGGCTATAATCACGTTATCCCAGCTCAGACAGCAGATCGTTTCACATTGGCTGACCTCAACGCTCTTATGACCCGCTCTAAGAGAATTGTTACTTCCTTTGTTGGTGGTACTGCTGACGCTCGTCAAGGCCGTGGCATGACTGACATCATCGTTTCTCCTGAAATCGTTGAAGAGCTTCGTGCAATCGCTTACAACCCTATTAACACTAAAGCTGCTCCTGGTGTTGCTACACAAGACAGCGTACAAACTGCTGACGTTATTGCTGAACAAGCATTCCGTGCTGCTGGCGCTCCTGAGTTCTATGGCATCAATGTTATTGAGCTTAATGAGTTTGGTGATGGACAGAAGTTTAATGCTATCTACGGCGCAGCCGCTGGTGGTAGTTTCACTCCTGCTTCAGATCAAATCGTTGTTGGTATCGACCGTAGCCGTGAGTCTCTTATCCGCCCTGTAGCTGTTGACAGCGAAAACGGTGGAGAGTTCAGCCTTATCGCTGACGATCAGTACAGCATCCGCCAAAACAAGATCGGCTACTTTGGTGGTCTTGAAGAAGGTCGCGTTGTTCTTGACAACCGCGCTCTTGTTGGTGTGACTGTCTAGTTCAGATTAAACCCTTAAAAGGAAGCCGTCCCATTTATTTGGGGCGGCTTTTTTTGTTTAAATTTGTATTGTTTATTTTAATATATAACACATATGGACGAATTAAATAAAGACACTAAGGAAAAGCAAATTACAGATTACGTTGCAACCGCTATTATAAATGATGAAGTTAGCTACGGAGAGGGTAATGAAGTAGCGCCAATAGAAGAAGAGGTGAGCCAGGAAACTCGTGCGTCAGAAGTTAAAAAGCCAAACATTTCTGATTTGGAATATGCTGACGGCAAGGAAAGGGATGATGTTGATGCAATAGAAGCTAAAGAAAAGCTTATGGGGGTAGACACTGTTTCCCCATTTGGTACGGGCAATCCTAGAGTTTTTAAAAGAAAGCTAGAGTCTATGGGTCATGTTAAAAAAGCCAGACTAGCAGAAAGGACAGGTACGAGAGTTTTTGCAGATGCAGAAACGCAGGACAAAGCCTTAATCACAGCTTTCAATCAGTGGAGAGGTGGTAATTGGAATTCTATGGGTAGCCAAACTGAAGCTAGGATCAATGTACTTACAGCGGATTCTGTGAAAGAGTTCGAAGGCACGCTAAAAAGAAAAACCCTTTCGGAGCTTCAAGAAATGGCAATGAAGTTGGGTTTTACTCCTAGTTTTGACAGAATCAGATTAATCTCAGCGCTAAGGCAGGAGTATTTAAAACGTGGGTAGTTTTTAGTGTAATATACTATAATGAGTAATATCGGCAATTTAGCAACTTCTATATATATAAACGAATTTGATTCGACTGGAGTAACGGTTGAATCTATTTCTGGGTGGCTAGATAGCAATATAGGCCAACTCAATAATGTGTTATACACTAGTTTTTCTGG